AAGTTCCAATAGGTTCAATTACGTCCTTTCTAACGTAATCTCCCATTTGCGTATTTACAGGGCAATTCTTTAAACTAGTTGCCATATACCTCCAGAGTAAGAGGTACTTCCGTCGTGTTATTAATTACTGCCGGACTCAGCGTTTCCTGATATCTCATTTTTAAACCTTCTTCTTTTTCAGAGGCATATTGTGCTGCTAGCATGCTGGCTAACCCATATATTAGAGGAGTATAAAAATATGCCGGAATATCAATGCCTTGCGTGTAATTCTCTAGCGTTTCTATACTGCTTTGACCGCTATACATTATTAAATTATACATTGGAGCAGCAGTCTGCCATATATACAGGGATGGAGTCCGCTGGTAATCAACATAGTAAATAGTAGGTCTGCCGATTTGCGATTTATTTGGATAGGTGAGATATTCATATCTGGATACCTCGCTCATGGTAGTATCCTGGCTTATACTATTAAAATAAAGTTCTTCAATATCGAGTGTGTATCCTCCTGTTTCTCTAATTCTATATGCCCTTGCGTAAATTGGATCAGGTACATAAAACCATGAAATTACATGTGCTTGATATGGATATAATGGAGGAGGAGTAAAAACAGTAAACCAATTTATCGTATCTTGTGATGCTTCTAAAACCAAGCTATATGGACGATTAGAAACATAACTTTGAATGCCGATAATGCTGATTTGCTTTGTTACCCCTAAACCGTAATCATAAGAAATATTGCCGTTTTGAACGTCTTGTGTACATCTTGTTAGTGGATTACCATCAAAAGCATAAGTAGCAATTCCTCCGCCGTTTCCGTCATAAGTATTTCCTGTGTTTGATTGTGGTGTTCCATTTAATTGTCTTACATTACTTCTAAGAAATACTTGAAATACTTTAGTAATGTTGCTTGGCAAAGGGTAGGATGCTTGCCCCGGAGTTAAGAAAACAGGATTTAGTTTTAATGTCCATAAGTTAACATTGGAGTTAGTCCAATCGCTTAAGATAAAATTGATAATATTAAGTGCTGAATTATATTGCTCGGCAGTTACCATGCTTAGAGGCATGCCGATTAACTCATAAGCCTTTCTGATAATCAGCTCTCCTTTTATGCTATTAAAATTATAACTTCCGCTAGTTGCCGGCATTTTATCTTCCTCTTTAACTTACAATTGCAGGAATTGAGCTTTAAGAATCGAGTTATTATTATTAGGGCCAATTTTAATGAGTAAATTGCTAGCTAAAGAATTATACTGTATTAATGCAGATGCAGTAGCGGCGGCGGCGGGAGCTGCAAAATTACCATTAGTGGCCGACGTTAAATCATCGTATTTGCCCATGCCTAAATTATTCTTTAGCGATAAAAATACCTGATAAGTAGCAGGATTAGCCGTTGCTGCTACGATATTTAAGGCGTAACTTATAGAAGAAGTATTAACTAAGGCAGTATTTAATAGGATAATTGGGAAATATCCAACAGAAGCAGCACCGACTTGAATAGTAGAAACGCTAGTGGTGTTTGGAATTATCTGCAGCAATGTATCAAAGCAGTTGACGCTTGTAACTGTATTTGCATTTGGCCCTGTTAAGGTTTCGCTAATAAAAACCCCATTCTGATAACCGGTAATAAGAAAATTAATACCGGAAATATTAGCAGCTGAATTAAGCGTAATTCTTGGAACAATGCCAAAATCACCAACAAAGTTAACTGCTCTTGTGGTTTTGTTCACATACGAACCATTTAACAGTAACGGAATATTTGCTGTCATTGTCTGGAAAAGTGATATTCCGTTTGCTATGGGAGCAGGCCAATTGTATTCATAAAATTGAGACATAATTTCTCCTTTTATTTATATTGTAGGAAGCACTAGCTAATTTAGTTAGTGCCTCTTTCTTTAAACAGATTCTTAAAGCTTATTTCTAAAGGTTTAAGCTGTTGATCCTGTTGCGCCAATTACACCAAGAGGAGTAAACATACCAAAAGAATAACGACCTGATGCAAGCACTGACATAGTTTCAGTTACAGGATCGGTTGTAACATTTACTTTAAGCGGTCTTCTTACGAAATGCTTACGAGTTCCCTTAACGTTAGTTAATCCAAACCAGTTGCTAGGATTTGTTAAGAAATGGCTTACTTCATAACCTTGCGGAATAGCCTTCATGTTATAAAGTGCATTTATGTCGTTATTAGCCGTTCCTGTTCTAAATACGGACTCAAGTAACCTGCAACCTGAGAACATTAAATCTTGTGGAAGTAACAATCTCTCAATTTGAGCATTAATTAGCAGTCCTGCCTGATCTTTCATTTTACCGGCAAGAATTACCGCCTGCTCAACACCTGCTTCACTAAAATCAACATTAACACCAACATTGTTATATGCTCCAACTTTGTTGGAATAAACACCGCCGTCGTAAGGTTGAGAACCGGAGCAAAGAGGTTGCCCATTGGCTAGAGTAGCTGCTGTGTTAAATGCCTGGTTAAAAGGGTTCATTGCTACTACTTCTCTGGTTTGTTCATAAGAAGTAGTAAGCGATTTAGTACCGTTAAAGAACTGATCGGCATAAAGATCATCTTCCATGGCAATATTGGTAATCTGAAAACCGAGAGCAAATTCCCGATGGACAAATTCATAAACAAACCGCTCAGCCATGGTATCCATTTTAATAGGAGCACCTTGAGTTTTTTCAAGAGCGTAACCTGTTCCTCTAATATCAACCAATCTTTCGGTATGTTTGATAGAATTACCTTGTTCATAGATTTTGGTATATTCCCCCTTAAACCGATCATACTGAGATTTTACCTCATAAAGACCCGGCCAAAGCAGACTTGGAATATCACCGGTTGTTATAATAGACATAATTATTTACCTTTATTTTTAGTTTTAGTTTTTTTATATTGATTCTTCTCTGTAGCAGACGTTTTTTTCTTCTCTTTCGGTAGATATAATCCCTCCTTTAAAAGAGATGGCATATTGCTACTTGTTATTATGGACATGATCCTAATCCTAGTTAGTGAAGAATACGCCTGGAGTACCTGTAGACCCATGGATATGCACGTTAAATTTACATAACACATCAATAAAAGGCATATTAACACCTTGTACTAATCCTGTAGGATTTGCATTTGTCTGTAGTTCTGGAACTAATCCAATAATTTTTATTTCAAATCCTGCATTACCAGTTCCTCCAACGGCTAAAGTTATTGAACTACCATCTAAATAATAAGCAGATTGTCCAGTTGTCGTATTACCTGTTGCCGGATTATTGGTAGGAACTGCATTTGCTGGAGCATTAAAAGCTACTCCTCCTACTTGTAATTTGGCATTTTGACCGGAAAAAATATATTGAAATATAGATGGAGCAATATTGTTTTGAGCAGCAGCAGGAGTGTTATTTGTTGAAGTAGACATTTGAACTTTAAAGACTACTTCTGGGTCATCATTAACCCAAGCAATAATTTTTGTACCTGCTTTAACTTGTCTGCTTGCTGGCCAGTAATCAGAATTTACTTGATAACCAGTTAAGGCGTCCGTAAATTGACAACCTATAAAAATCCCTACAGGTACTCCTACTATTGTATTTGCCGCTGCCCCAGCTTGTGGAGTTAATGCCGGTACTATAGTGCCTAATTGAGCGTCCCATGTAGCGGCAGTTCTTGCTGGATAATATTTAACCATATCACCTTGGAAAATATTAGTATTCCAAGTATTTTGACCAGTAGGATCTGCATAAATAAAGTATTGACCTAGTTTTTGTGTTCCGCCATTTCCTATTTGAGATTGAACTATTTGCAATCCATAAGGGGCGTTAATGCCATTAGACATAATTATTTCCTCTTTTAATTTAAAATTTATTAAAAAGTATTAAAAATACGTAACAATTCAAAGCGATGCTTAATTGTTATAAAAGATAAGCTAATTCAAGCTTTTAAAGACCTTTTAACGTCTAGTTATGACGATAAACTTTGATTCTAGATAAGTTTCAAAACTAGCCTTTTTGTGTCTTGCGATGACAGAGGTAGCTTTTTTAGAAAAGATTTAGCTACAAACTACGACCTTTTTAAGTCTAGTCATGACTTTTTTCTATCTAATTATATTATAGCAAAAAGACTGTTACTTTTGCAAATCGCACTACTATTTTATAATTGTTCAGATATCTTCAAGTCCTTGAGCGAGTATTGCTTCAAGCTCTTCTTGTTCTATCCTGTCCATTATTTTTTGCCATTTCTCACGGTCAATAATGAATACACCGGTTTGATTTGCCCGTAATTGCGTTTTGATTGTCTCATTACCAAGTGCCAATCGAACTAATCTAATGAAAAGAAATTTCTTATTTTCCATTAAGAGAGCATTTAGTTTGTTTTCTATTTCTTCTTCAGAAATGAAATTTTTAAATAAATCTTCTATAAGTTTAATGGCAAATTTTAAAATTATTTTATGTTCATCTTTTTTGTCTAGGCTTACTTTAACGGAAAAAAATCCCTCAGGATTTAAAAACATTCCTATAACTGTATAATCATATATCTTTAATTCTTTATCTTCCATAACCCATTATTCCTATCAAAATTAAAATAACCTCTTTAACTACCAAATACTACCACAGATACGCCGTCGAGTACAGGAAGCAAATTACCAAGCGTATCGGTTGCAAAAACGATGACCTCTGTTGCCGACCTAGACCTAAAGAACACCTGAAACGGAGCTATTACTTCCGTTCCTCGTGCTAATGCCGTTAATACAGCATAATTACCATCAGGAAAAGGAGTAGCAAACGTTATAACATATGACCCTTGCGCTCCGCTAACCGAGGCTATATTAAAGCTGCTCTCTATCTGAATATTATTAGTCGGGGCATTATTATCGTAAAAGAAGCAATAAGCTTTAGCAGTAGCAGGATTTATAATCTTCCCCGGTACGCTCATATTACCGACATTATCAATTTGAGTACTGTTTAAATTGATTACCCCATCATCTACAGTAGCTAGATTAATATCCTGATCGCCGCTTGCGGTAGTAATGGTATTTACCGAGATCAAGAGATTACCGACATTAATACTGGATAATCCTACTAGAGAGTCGGCTAAATTGATAATTACATCGTTTGTTTCCCCATCACCGCTTTGTACATTTATATTAGAGCCGCCTCCTATCTTTCGAGTTACAAAACTTAATG